AGATATAGTATTCTCACAAGCCTCATTAAGATAATCTTTCGACAGGTGAGCATACCTATTTACAATATTAAAGTCGGACCACCCACCAAGATGTTGCAGAGTATGTAAGGGAGTGCCATTCTGCACATGATGAGTAGCCCATGTATGTCTAATGTCGTGCCACCTGAAGCCCTCTAAGCCACACTTTTTAAGTGCCTTATACCATCCAGTGTTTGACGTTCTTGTAAGCTTCCTACCAGCGTATGTGAAGACGTAGGGACCAATTTGTTTTATGTTGTTCAACAACTCTTGTGCATCTTTATTTAAAGGCACCGCAAGAGATCTCCCGTTCTTGGTCTCGTCTGCATGAATGGATACCCATCCATCCTGTATATCTTCCCACTTCAGGTTTAGGCAGTTGGACATCCTGACACCAGTCATAAGGGAGAAAACAAACACAGGTTTGAGGTGCTCAGGCAAAGCCTCGTGCAACCTAGCACACTCTTCAAGCGTAAAGAACTTCACCCTCTTGGATGACTCTTTTACTCTTTTAAGAGTTGGCTTTGTGTCCAACCAGCCTAAATCTTCGTAGCAGTAATTAAGAACTGCTCTTAAAAAGTTTATGTATCTATTGACAGTACCGGGAGATTTTTTTATCCCCGCCCTAGCGTTGGCTAGATCTTCTTTAGATAACTTATTAATATTCTTTTTACCAAAACACTTAGTAAAATATTTTATGTAAGTGGGATCGTTCTTCCCGGGATTCTTAACCTCATAATATCTTTGTACGGCTTCATTAAAATCTTTCATTTACCTTGCCCCCTATATTTTTTAAAGTTAGCTTTTTTCTTTTTGTTCATGCCCGAACCATAACTAAGTCTTGAATTGCCTATAGAAGTTTTTTTCTTAACTGGGGTAATTGATTGTACTGTTTTTGCTTTAGCCATTTATCTTCCTATTTTATAGTCAATAGTATTGCCACAGTATGAAGATAATTCTTGCATTGCTCCAAGCACACTGGCTGTTTGAGTTTGTTTAAACTCAATAGGTTCTTGAACTAAAAAACCATATTTGTTGCAATCTTTTATCATGGCTTTTTTGTTGGTGTAAACATAAACAATTTCATGTTCATGACATTTGGCTACATAAAATTTCATATTACGCTGACCTCCAAACTCTCCAAAACGTATTTCCGTTTTCGTCTGTTTGTGTTCTTAACGAAAACTCCTTATCAAAACCTCTTAAAGATTTTTTAATACTTTGAGCCCTAGATCTGAAACGTGTTGCTTCTCTGTAATCTAAAAAAGTTACACAATCTTTTACCTCCATTGCAAAAATTGTTTTCCTTATATCGTCTTCTTTGGATTTGCCGTGATTTTCTTGCCATTGATCTGGCATCGGTATACCTTTTTCTATTTTTAACATATAACCTCCCTGAAATGTTTAACTTAGAATTATAAAGACTTTGTATACTAAGTCAACTTAATAATACTCATCCAATAAATTTATTTGTTTTAATTCTGAGATTGGTACGTTGTAGCAACTTGTTAAAACCTTCCAATTATTACTTGGATCTATTGTTCCCTTTTTTAAAAAATTTGCTTTTTTAAAATATAAATCTTTTTCTAAATATCCGAGGACCCAGATTATGCTGTAGTCTTTTTTAACTCTAGTAAATACATAGATGTCACAGTTTTGATGTGTACTGGTTTCAGCTATTGAACACTCATAACCTAACTTAGGTCTTGTAGAAACTCTTTTGGTTTTAACATCTATTTTTTGATTGTTATAAATTAAATCATAGTCGTAAGTATTGTTGTGTTTAGCGTTTAAAAGTTTGGCAACGATTATTTCACCAATAAATCCAGCGACATTTCCTTCTCCTTGGGTGATTGAATTGTTAAGCATGCCCATTTTTTTTGACATAGCTGTAGCCTGTTTGATGCATGAGTCTGGAACATGCACCTCTAACATGGTTAGATTATTTTTCGTATTTTGATTTGATTGTTTGATAGTCATCTTCTGAAAGAATAGACTGAAGCGATATGTCATTAAACTTATGATCTGAAGTAATGATCTTTGTAAGTATAGCAATACACTTATGGTCTTGATCAAACATTTCGCCTTGGCTGGTAGCCACAGAAATAACTCTTTTTATGGCGTCTCTGATTGTAAGGTTGTCTATAGTTTTCAATTTTTGATACTCCGCCCAACGCTCGTCTTGCGATTCTAGCTGTCGAATTTTAAATCCAGCAGCAGCATTTTTTATGTTAATAAGTTTCTTTTGATGAGAAGACAAAGTGTTCCAGTCAGTGATCTCTGTTTGAGTTCTGCCACAGGTATGACAGTGAAGATCGCCGTATGTCGTAGAGCACACTCCCCTACAAGGGCTGCCGTCTAATCTAGCCTCCCCTTGGAGTGAAGCAAGCCTCTCATTAGATGAAAGGCTCGTTGTTTCTATTAGAGTCATTTCAAATATTTACGAATCTTTTTTTGTCTCGCTTGTATTTGATTCTACTTCATCTGCTTTACTTTGTACAACCGTAAAGCCGTCGCTGGGGAGCAAAGGCGTAAGCTCACTTTGTAAAACCCTCAAACCCATCTGCATTAAAGCAAGCTCGCTTGAGCGTGTATTAATCAAGGTGTTTGATATCTGAAGATCACGTACCTTGTTTTGGGCTGCCTCAGAGAAAGCACTGCTATCGTACTCTCTCTGTTCGCCGTCAACAAAGACAACAACTTTATTATTGTCAGATAAGTCGCTCATTAGAAAGGCAGATCTTCTGCTTTTACTTGTGCCGCTGGTGCTGGTGTTGGTCTAACCCCCGCATTGTTTGGCTCAACAAAACTTAAATTAAGAGCTGGTGCTCTGTCATTTTCAGTTTCATTTTTATATGCAAATACAAGCATCTCTTTACCGTCAACTTTTACCTTGCCGTTTAAGATATATTTCTTAGAAGAGTCCTCTGTTTTCCAAAGAGCTCCCTTGTTATTATCATCATATTCCATTGGCTTCTACCTCCTTTTGGTACCAATCTTCTAAAATTTTAGCAACCTTGTAAGACATGCCTCTGTCATAGAACCTATGTCCTTCTTGGTTACTAACCCTTTCAAGATAATCATGAACATCATGATTAACTCTCGAACTCACTGATTTTTTTGGATTTAAATCATCCATTTTTGTCCTCCACAATTCTTGTGTAAATTCTAGTATCGCCCTCTGATCTATATCCCTCGACCTCGTGTACCGGAATATCTTTATCTTCAATCAATCTTTTATAATCAATCCTCCCGGTAGCTTGAGTTAAATGACATTTCACAGATGGGGTTCTAAAAGCTCCGTTGTTATCACTAATCAACCTTGCTGATATTTCTTTTTTATCAGCATCAAGCTCTTTAATTTTTTGCTGTAATATTTTAATTTCTAACATAACGCTTACTAATTTTTTAGTGTCTTCGTTATCGTCTACATCTTTATAAGGAACACCGGGTTCTTTATATTCAACAGACCAACGTGCAATATTCTCGGGGTCTTTTTTAGCAGTGCTATACCATTCAATAAACTCTTTTGCTTTTGGTAAATATATATTTGCCCAGTCGGGGTCTCTATCAACCCACTCAGAAACATGGTCACCAGTTTCATACCACTGAAAGAAAAGCATTTCATCTATGTCCATACACTCCATGCCAAGCTGCATCTGATGCCAGTAATTTCTTTTTTGTTTTTTAACATCCTTAACAGGTTTTGTTTGTGGACATTTAATTTCAACAGCAGCTGGTCCGCCTTTTCTACCTTTTAAAAGTATTCCATCCGGGCTCATTCCAAGCCAATCATGGTCGGGGTGTTTTACAAATGGTGAGTCTTGAATAACATAACCAAGGTCTGATAGGGTCTTGATTGCCTTGGGCTCATTCTCTTTTCCTCTTGTAATGGCAAACAATGCTCGAGAATCAAAGGGGCGTTGTGGTAGGTTATGCTCTTCTCTGAACATATCAATCGCTAGGTCCTCCCATTGATCTCCCTTAGCCCATATATCTTCCTTAACAGCACGTTGTATTCTTGTGCCAGTAAGCTTTCCCATTCTTAAGGCAAACCATTCTTTGGTTCCTTGAACTATTTTTTTTGCTGGTTCGGTCATTGTGCACCTGCCATTTTTGTATAGTGCAAGTTAATTTTCTCTCTTGCTTCTTTATCGCCAGCAAGTGTTGCTACCTTGTCGTAGTTCTTAAATATTTTTTCTTGCTGTGATTTATCTTTGCTTGCTGATATTTCACTTACAAACATGTCAAATATTTTTTCCTCTTCCGGCTCGCCCTCATCGCCAACCATTTCCGGTTCTACTGTTTGCTCAAATGGTACGCAGAAGAATTGAATCAGTGCATCACGATATGCAAAAGATTTTGCAGCCTCTAAGTCTCTGCCTTGAGTTGACTTGCTTTGTCCAACATATGCAGTGTCAACAAAAGATCCATCTTCTAAAGATAGAAATCTTAAGGTTCCTTTCAATAAGGAGTATGACGTTTTGCCGTCCTCGGACAGTCTTGTTCTTACCTTTAGATCGGGCAAGAAGTTTGTTGTTACCTTGTTCATCGCCAAGGGTTTAGCGAGCGACGCATAGACATCGTCTATACCTCTGTAGTTATATTTTGAGAAGCTATTGTATTTAGATTTCTCGATTGGGTTTTCTAATAAGTACTCT